GGTTACCCAGTACCCACCAGCAAGCGGGTTCTTGACTTCTAGTGACATTGGCTCTACAGTTGAAGCCTATGACGCTGCGGGATACCCTAAGCCAACCATTACAGGCACTAGTGTTACAGCGACCAACGCAAGCTACCACATCGCCTCTGCTGGCGGCATTACTATCACATTACCTGCTAGCCCATCTGCCGGGAACTACGTTATCGTTAAAGACGGTACAGGCGCAGCAGCAACCACCACATTCACAGTCGCCCGTAACGGTTCAAACATTGCAAGCTCTGCTACTGATCTAACCTTTGATAAGAACTTCGCTCAGATCGTAATGACGTATGTTAACAGCACAATAGGCTGGAGCATTTAATGAGCAATCTGTCGGAATTACTGCCTAGCGGTGGAGGGCAGAACTTAGTTGAGTTTGTAGCGTCTGGCACGTTGCCTAATGGTAAGCCTGTAATATTGAATAGTGATGGGACTGCGACTGTTGTTGGAGTCACACCTATAACAGAAAGCATACCAGCAGGATCTGAGGCTATATTTAATACAGGAAGCTCTATCTTTACCTTAGTAGCTTTTGATCCAAACACAGATAATAAGTTCATAGCGGTTTATAAGGATGCTGGTAACTCCGAGTATGGCACAGCTGCAGTAGGAACTATTTCAGGTACAAGTATCAGTTTTGGATCTGAGGTGGTATTTAACACAGCAGAGGCTGGTTTTCCCTCAGTATCCTTTGACCCTAATACAGCAGATAAGTTTGTAGTTGTTTATAGGGATATGGGTAACTCAGGATACGGTACAGCCATTGTAGGTACTATCTCAGGTACAAGCGTTAGTTTTGGCTCTAAGTATGTCTTTAATTCAGCATCTACACCGTACCTATCAGTAGCCTTTGATCCTAACAATAACAATACATTCATAGCAATTTATACTGATTGGTCGTCCTCACAACGTGGCACAGCGATAGTAGGTACTATCTCAGGTACTACAATTAGCTATGGCTCTGAATATGTATTTAACTCAGCCGCAACTGGACAATATAATTCTATAGCTTTTGACCCTAATACAACTAACAAGTTTGTGGTGATTTTTAAAGATGGTGGTAACTCTAACTATGGCACAGCTATAGTAGGAACTGTAGCATCAACCACTCTTAGTTTTGGTTCTGAGTATGTTTTTAACTCAGCCTCCACTACATATATCTCAGTATCCTTTGACCCTAATAACTCAGGTAAGTTTGTTATTGCTTATAGAGATAACGGAAACTCAAGCTATGGTACTACTATAATAGGTACAGTATCGGGAACTTCAGTTAGTTTTGGCTCGGAATATATATTCAACTCAGCAGCCACCCAATATACTTCAGTAGCTTGTGACCCTAATACAAATAATAAACTTTCAGTAGCCTATCAGGATATGGGTAACTCAGGATACGGTACAGTTATTATAGGTACTATCTCAGGTACTACAGTTAGCTACGGCTCTGAGTATGTAATTAATGCTGCAACCACTGGGTACCCGTCAGTAGCCTTTGATCCTAACTCGGCAGGTAAGTTTGTAGTTGTTTATCAGGATTTAGGTAACTCAGGTCGTGGTACAGCTATTGTAGGGCAAATGGCTTCTGGCGCAACCAACCTAACCTCAACCAACCTCATAGGCATCTCCTCAGCCTCAGCATCATCTGGCGGCACAGCTAAGATAAACACTTGGGGTGGCATCAACGAAGCACAGACAAGCCTCACGATAGCCTCTGACTATTACGCTCAGACTGATGGCACAATCACTACAGCCACAGCAGGCCAGAAACTAGGCACTGCTATCTCTACAACCACAATCAACATGAAGGACTTAACATGAGTAATTTAAGTGAGTTACTTCCTGCTGGCGGTGGTGGTAAGAATGTAAACTTTGTTGCTAGTGGTACTTTGGGTAATGGGGTCACAGTTGGTCTAAAGGCTGATGGTACTGTAGAGCTTATAAGTGGTGTTACAGAAGGAGCGGGAAGCCCTACCGTGTTTCAAACAGGTGTTACAGAGTCATGTGCTGCGGCCTATGATGCAGCAAGTAATAAAATTATTGTAGCTTATAATAATGGATCTAAAGGCAGGGCTGTTGTAGGCGCTGTAAGCGGATCTACCATCTCATGGGGAACCTCTGCCATATATAATACAAGCAACTATGTGCAGTATGTTTCTATATCCTATAATACAGCAGCAGAGAAGGTCGTTATATCGTATACCAATGGAGGCAACTCAAGCTATGGCACAGCAATAGTAGGGACTGTTTCAGGAACATCAATAAGTTTTGGCGCAGCAACAGTTTTCAATAGCGCGACCACTACTAACATAAGTTCGGTCTGTGACGTTTCAAGTGGTAAGACAGTAATAGCATTTAGAGACTATGGTAATTCACACTATGGCACAGCAATAGTAGGGACTATATCAGGCACTTCTATTAGTTTTGGAAGTAAGTCTGTATTCAGCACAGGCACTACCAACTATAGCTCTACAGTCTTTGACTCCACAAACAATAAAACTGTAATAGCGTATCAAGATAATTCTAATAGTAACTATGGTAAAGCTATCGTAGGCACTGTCTCAGGAACATCTATCTCATTTGGATCTGCGGCTACTTTTAAGGCGGCATCAGTAAGTCAAACTAATACAACCTATGACTCTATAAACAATAAAATAGTATTAGTCTATAAGGATGGTGCAACTAACTATGGAACAGCACTTACTGGCACTATCTCTGGAACATCCATCTCATTTGGTACAGATGTAGTCTTTGCTAGTGTAAACGCTAGCGACCTCAAATCAGCCTATGATCCTAGTGCGGGTAAAATTGATATAGCTTATGAGAATGGTAGCAATAGCGGCTACGGTACTGTTGTATCAGGAGCAGTTTCTGGAACATCCATCTCATTCGGCACTGCGATTGTCTTTGAGTCTGCTGGCTCTGTAAATATATCAACCGCTTATGATTCATCAGCTAAAAAAGTAATTATAGCTTATAGGGATATAGGTAATTCAAACGTAGGAACTGCTGTTGTGTTTGAAAACGCATCCTCAAACAACACATCATTCTTAGGCATCACAGACGCTGCAATCACATCAGGTGCATCAGGTAGCGTGACGATCAAGGGTGGCCTAAAGTCTGAGCTATCAAGCCTCACGCCTAACTCTATCTACTATGTGCAATCTGACGGCTCAGTTACAACAGTCTCCACAGCCCCAGCAGTACGCATAGGTAAAGCCTTATCATCCACCACCCTTAACTTGGAGTTCAGCTCATGAGCAATTTAAGTGAGTTACTTCCAGCAGGGGGAGCAGCTAAAGAGTTTGAAGTAGTCGCAAGTGGGTCTTTAGGCAATGGTGCTACAGTTATTCTTAATAGCGATGGGACTGTTAGTATTGCTGGTATAACCACAGGTCAAACTGTTATACCAGAAGGTAGTTCAGCTACTTTTAATTCAGGAAGCTCCAACCAAATATCAGCATCCTTTGATCCAAATAATAGTGGTAAGTTTATTGTTGCTTATAGGGATAGCGGTAACTCAAGCTATGGCACAGCTTGCGTAGGTACGGTATCAGGCACTTCTATAAGTTTCGGTAGTGAGTATGTATTCAATTCAGCAAACACTTACTATATATCAGTATCTGTTGACCCCCTTAACAGCGGTAAGTTTGTTGTAGCTTATGCGGACGGAGGGAACGGAGTTTATGGCACCGCTATTATAGGTACTGTGTCTGGAACAAGTATTAGTTTTGGCAGCGAATACGTTTTTAATGCAACTAACTCTAACTACATTGTAGTATCATTTGACCCTATCAACAGCGGTAAGTTTGTGGCCTCTTATACGGATGTAGGTAACTCTAGCTATGGTACATCTATCGTAGGGACGGTATCAGGCACAAGCATTAGTTATGGTTCAGAAGCTGCGCTTAATTCATCAAGTAGTTCTGTGTTCTCAATATCCTTTGACCCAAACACAACAGGTAAGTTTGTAGTTGCTTATAAGGATGTGGGTAATTCAAACTATGGCGCGGCTATAGTTGGAACTGTCTCAGGTACATCTATTAGTTATGGTACTGCTGTAGTGTTTAACTCAGGGTCTACTGCTAATATTTCAGTTGATTTTGACCCTAATACAGCAAATAAGTTTGTTGTTTCCTATAGGGATAATGCTGCCTCAGGGGTGGGTAAATCAATAGTAGGTACAGTCTCTGGTACTTCTATTAGCTTTGGTACAGCA